GTCATACCCAACAAGCCGTCTGCAAGTTCCAGCGAAGTGCCGCGCATTTTCAGCTTTTCGATAACCTCGGTGAACGCATACAGCGTGGTAGCTGCATCTTCTTCATCTTCCGGGTCATCAACAAAGTCCGGGTCCGGAAAGCTGCACACGGCAAATGCCTTGGCGTATTCCGGCTCGCTTGTAGAAGTTGCAAGCGGAGACTCCCAAGGGAGATCACGCTCGAAACGTTTACCGGCGCGGAATGCCGCCGCTTGAATGTCCGGGTATATCTGCCCATCCAAGTCAACAGACGGGAGCGCGTTGTATTGCTCGCCACCAATACCATCGCCCAAGAAAGCATCCCATCCGCTCGGAACCCGGAACCCTTGGAACACGTTATCAAATTGCTCTTCGCGCCGGTACGCATCCTTGCGCCAGATTTCCACATCGCCTATGTCAGCGTCTTTGTAATCCGTTTCTTCCGTAGAATCCCATGCAGGCTCTAGCGTGCCGTCTGCAATGCTTACCGTGCCCGTGGTGAACACGTTGCCGCCCTCGACTACCACCTCATCGTAATGGGTGACTTCGCCAAAGCTGTATTCGACTTCCGCATCGCGGTATCCGGCGAACCAGAGCACCGCTTGATTCTCGTTTGCTGGCACGTAGGAATACCCCGCGCCCGTGGCCTCTGCCAGTTGCGAGAAAACGTAAATGTAGACCGTGCCCGCGCCATTGGTCTGGATGGTGTACCCAAGCCCACGCCGCCGGTCAACGAGGGTGTCTAGGATTTGCTTGGGGGTCATGCCTTTTGGGTCAAGCCTGCGGTACGATGTTTGCAACGCTACCTGCGCTTCGCCTAGCCCTTCAAACGTAATTCCAAATGCCGCGTTCACGTAGTTGTTGAACACGTAATTCAGGATATCCCAATCACTCCAAAAGACGCTGTTCGGACCAACGAAAAACACGCCGCCGCCAACAAGCTGATTGGCGAACAAATCACTACGCCCGCTCATGCTGCCGTTGAATACAAGATTCTCTTTAATGTACTGAGTACCACCGCCTAGCCCGTTGTTGACGTATGCCCCGCGAATGGGGTAGCGGTCGAGCAAGTGGTGAAGCTCATACGCCGTAAACGTCTGTTCGCCGGTCGTAAGCGTGGCGTTGCCCCACGGGCGCACCTGTTCATTCTCCACCACGCCAACCCAAGTTTGAAACGCGCCCCACTTGTTAAGCGTTTCAACCGCCACATACATGCGGTTCAGGTAATACGGGGTAAACGTCTGGAATGTGCGCGTCTCCGCCCTACGGATATAGCCAAAATCCCATGTAAGCGTAGCGGTCCCCACACCCGGCCCCGCCTGCATACTGCACTGGTTGCAGGTCACGAAAGGTAGATACGTCCAAGCATCATCCCAATTACGCTTCGCATAGACAAGGGGTTGTGAGTCACGGTATCGAACCGCACCCGCCGCGCCGCCGCTTAGGAATACTCCAGCCATTTATAACACTCCACTAAAGCGCAAGGATTGCCGCTTCATTCATGGTGAATTCTAACTTACCGCGCACACGTAGTTCACCCGTTTCGGCCATAAGCGCAGCAATGGGGCGTTTGCGTTGGTACTCTTCATCGAACGGGCTGTAAAGGCTCTGGTTGTATCCCGTGTAGATATAGCCGAAATCTTCCATGCTGATATCTGCATCATCCACCGTCAACGCATTGATTGTGGCCTGCATGGTCACAACGTCAAATACCGCGAGATTCTGCCCACGGGCGCGAAGTACAACTTCTTTGTTGCTGCCGTCCCATGTATCAAAGCCTACCGCGTCATTCTCGCCAGCATCGCCACCGTCATAGGCTTCAAGCGTTACCTCGTATTCTGCGGGGATATAGAACCCGTTATCAGGGTGATTGGCCCCGCGATAAATCATGCGGAAAAGCACCTTGCCATTAGCTTGCAGTCGTAAGCTACCGGAAGAGTAGTACCAAGTAATTCCCTTGCCAGCATCCACAGTTATAGTCCCTGTTGGGTCCCCTGCCTTACCAAACCACAACCCCGCCGCGTTGCCCGCAAACGCCCATGCGCGGGGGGCGGATACGCCGTCTATCTTGTGTGTCATGCTGGCAAGCGTTGCAGTGCTGTCTTGCACCACGCCTGCACCCTCATTCCTGCGCACCTTCACCGCCACGCGCACGGGGGAATCATCTAGGATTGCATCGCTATCCCAAGAAAGGAATTCTGGCAAGTCGCCCGTTTCGTATTCCATCTCGACAACTTCCGGCGTGGCTAACAACGGGTCTGTGTCATCGGTAGTGATATACACAAGCCACTCGTTGCCGCGTTGGTCGTTGATTTCTTCGATATTATCCCCTTCAAATTCAGGGGCATAGGTTGCCGTAATTCGGGCATCCGTTAGTGATACGCTGTTCACACTCACGCCACCGGGCGGGCGCGGGGGATTCAGTGTCACATCCCCGCCAGCATCAATGGTAACTTTCTGAACAGCCGCCGCGCTGTAAATGTTGTATTCATTGACGGCGAACCCCGCAAAATAATGTATTCCCTCTGTTAAGTCTAAGTCAGCAATATCCCAATCGCCAGCCGCCCCCGTCCATAGCGGGGTTATGGTTTCTCCCGGCGGGGTATCTTCAACCGAAACGATAAAGCCACTAAGCCCAGCACTACGGAAAAGCCCGATCAATGTCACGGTAATATCGTCGCCAGTCCTAACCATCTTCACCTTGATACGCACAGGCCTGCGCCCGCTTGCATCCCCATCGGCTTCAATCGTCCGCTGTATCCAAAGCCCTACGGAATCACCAACCGCCACGCTGCTAATGATGCTCGCGCCGCCTTCACTTGTGGATGTTGAAAACGTTAGCCCAGTGGGGGAATCCTCATCATCCGTAATCTCTTGGATATCCCCTGAACCGTCCGTATCTTCAAGCGCAACCGCAACGCTAGGATCACAGTCAACGTCAATCCATGCCTTGATTGAATCCCATGCAACGGTATCTTCATTGCGAAGGAACACGCCAGCGTAAAGCGTAATCCCTGCGGCTAGCTCTGCCGTTGTGGTGTCGCGCCCGCCTATTGCGTTGTTGTACCCTTCCATTACCTGCACAGCCACAGCACCGCCCATTGGAAGGGAATCGGTACGCTGTACAACCACATAGGCAGCATCGCTATCGGCACCCGTAAGCACGGCACGTTCGCCACGCAGCACGGTCACAGCCGCGCCAGCTTCACCACCCGGCGGAGTCCATATAAGACTGTCCCCAGTTGCCGCCGTAATCGTGCCGACACCTAAGGAATTACCCGGCCCTAGTTCCACAACCGAAAGCCCACGAATGCCATTGACCATGCGCGGCCAATACAGTTGCTCCCGTGTGCTGGAACGCTTACCGCCCAAACATGCGCGGGCATCCGTCTGCGGTACTCCGCGTGTCTCTGCGCCGCTATAATAGACTCCAAGCATTAGCCGATGGTCCCTTCCGCGTTGCCTGTTCCACCGTCATAATCTACCGTGAATTCTGGCGCATCGGGACGGCGCACAACGCGCACGGGGATAGAGGTTGCTTTGCCTAATTGCTCGCTATCGAATACGGGGTAGATGCTGAATTCATATTCACCGGCATCCAAGATGGGGCTTTCCCATCGCTCTACGGGGTATTGCGCGGGAATTGTCCCCAGTAATATCGGGTTGTCCACAATCGGGGCATCTTGCACAATCTGGTAGTACACCGCGCCGGGGCTTCGCTCCCATTGCAGCACAATGCGCGGGGGATATCCGGGAGTAGCAACCGTGGCAGGGTCATCAAACACTTCAAACGCAACCGATAGCCCAGCGGCCACGGCGCGGAATATCTGCCCTATCTTAGTCACAGATATTAGCTGCCCTTCCTCATACCAGTAGAAGGTTGGCGTAGCATCATCGCTTACGGCATCCAGCCGATAGACGCGCCCGCCGTTTATCTCTTCCGTTAGGGTGTAGGTAAAAGCTGTAATCGCCATGTGTTACACCGCCTGCAAACGCCACGAAAGGCGCAATTCATATTTGCCGCTAGTCAATCCGCCAACCGCAAGCGGGCTATCCAGCTTGCCCACCACGTTGATTCCCAACACAGCCACGCTCCAAGTGCGGGCATCGTTATCAACAAGGCTCACAACGTAACCTCGGAGCGCGTTGAAGGAAGCGTGGGCAGCGTGCCTATCCGATTCGGTATCGTAATCTGAAACAGATTCCATCTCGAACGGTTCACTCCGCCCGCCCATCGCTATCAGGTCGTATCCAGAAACGCCGGGACGGGTCCGCAATTCCAGCGAACCACCCAAGGGTTGCACCTCGTTTTTAGTCCAAGCGTGAACATTTACGCCGCCTATGCTTGCCATTGGTTATGCACCTCCTGCGGCTTGCCGGTCTGGCGTTCGGGGGGCGGTAGTGCTCTTTTCAAGATTGGCGTTGACTTTCTTTAATTCCCCAACAACTTCGTCTAAACCAGCCTTTAATTTATCTGCAACTTCCGGGTCGCGCTCGCTCCTATACCCAATAGCAGACTGCATTGTATTGGTGTAGGCTTCGCTTTCAGACTGCCCGAACAACATACGCCTAGCACTGTAATCAAAGCCTGCCGCAAATTGGTCCCAACTACCAGCACCAGCAGCCTGCATTTCTTCTTGTAATTTTGCCTTAGTTAAAGATACGCCGGGGGATTCTTCCGCGCCTGCATATAGGTTTTGTTCGGTTGACGAATCAGCAGCGCGGCGTATATCCCCCTCTTGCACAGACGGCAGGGCATTAGTGCGGGCGCGGCGTGACTCCACGCGCATAGCAAGTTCTTCCTCGCTAGTCGCGCTTTCTGCAATTATCCTGTCAACGCCGGTGGACATTGTAGACGTAACATCAAGAATCATATTGCGAACAGGGCCGCTAACTTCGCTGGGGAGCGCAGATTTATCTAGGTATTCCGCGCCCAACTTGGCATTGCTTTGTAGCATCTGAATCTGTTGATAAAGACCTAGCTTTTCACCATCTTCGCCAACGTTGTATTTCTTACCCGCGCCACTATCGAAAAACTCAAATATCTCTTTTATGAATGCCCGCATACCAGTTGCGCTACGTTCGCCGGTCGCATCATCTGTTTCTTGTGTGCTTTGCGAAAAGAGTGCAGCCGTCTCTTGGATGTCATAACCGTAGCCACTGGCAAATTTGAGCAAGCCGGGTACTGTGGAAGAAACGGCAGCGGGAGAGCTAAGGCGTGAGTTCATCCCCACGCCTTCTAGGATACCTTGGGCAGCGTCCGCATTATTGGTTTTCATGCCAGCCATAACGGATAGGACACCCGCAGTACCGGCCTGCAAGTCTCCCGGCGTTGCGCGGTTAAGTTCCGCTTGCTGTTCCACGGCTGCAAGCGTAGCGTCGATATCGCCACCGCTTGCGCTTAGTCCAGATGCTACTGCGCTTTGAACGTCGAGAATAGGCAGATTGGTTTTTTGCGAAATGGCAATGCCACCTTGCACAGCCCGCAAGCCATTTTCCGCATCAACAACAGGGTCGCCAGTAACCGCTATGTTTTGAACAATAGCAGCCTCCGCACCCTCAACGGATGCAAACTTTTCTGCCTGTTTTTTTGACAATGCTTCAAGTGCTTCCATTTCAGACGTTATCAATTTGATTGCGCCCGCCACACCAATGCCCAAGCCCAAGCCCGCAACCAAAGACTTTGCACCCGCAAGCAATCCCGTAAACGTGCTAGTCCCTGCACCCTTTAGGCTTGTGAAGGATTGTCGTAGCTTGCCGTTATCGTTGATTGCAATACCCGTCTGCGTAGACAGCCTATTGTACTCTACCGATAGCTGATTGGACTCTTGCCGCAATTGCTGGAACGTGGTTGTGTTTGTGGTGGCAATTTCTTTTAGCGTCTTGATCTTCGCCGCTAGCCGCTCGTTAGCTTCGCGCAACTTATCGGCGGATGTTTTCGCATCATCCGCGCCCTTTTTCATCTTCGCGCCCATATCAACGGATTGCTTGCCCGTCTCTTTGGATTGCTTGGCGATTTCCTCTAGGCTCTTGTCAATCTTTTCATTCGCAGACGTAGCATCCGCCGCAGCTTTCACTACGCTCGCAGCATCGCCCTGAAATGTCACCTTCGCTACTGACACGCTTGCCTACCTTCCGCGCCGTTGCACTATCTGCACCGGCGGAGCATTCCTATGGTCAACCTGTTCAATCGCGTACCATGCAATCTCCGCCATGCTGGGCGGAAGCTGCCTCATGCCGCCACGCCACCATTCATAGTTGCGCCGGGCGTTGCTTGTTTTTTTTTACGGGACAATTCAATCCATGTGGGCAAGTCAACCGTGGCGTTTAGCACTTCTTCCGCTATGCCCTCGGGCAGCAATCCAAGTATCTCGCACTCAGTTGCGCCTAGCCGGTAATTCGTGAACAACGCCCGCAAGGCGCATTCAATCTTTTCGTGGAAGTCAAACGTTACGTCATCTTCTTCCCTGTCAATCGCAGCCTTGCCAGCAATTATCAGGTTGTCCCACCACAGTTCGGCTATGCGCCATAGCTCGCTGTATTGGTGTTCAACGCCATCGCTTACCCAAAGCCCGGATTCCCGGTCTAACCGCGTCCGCTTGGGTAACGCCTGCCCGCCAAGGATATGACCGCTTGGCGTTTCAACGATTGCGCGAGCAACCGGAACCGTCCATAGCTTGCCGTCTCCCAAGCGAACAGGATGGCCCCTAAGCACTCGCGCACGCGCAAGGCTACCTGCACTGGGCTTTGCGCCACGAATCCAGCCCACAAAGATTCTAGGCCCACTGTCAGAATCGCCAGCCACGTTCACAATCACGGGCGGCACTTCCTGCCAATCCTGAATCTTAGGCCGGAACCCGCCAGCGTCCGCCGGGACAGAATCGCGCAACCAAATCACCACGCCAGCCCCACACCCATCCGGCCCGCGTGTAGTCCCGCAAAAGTCCACAATGCCACCATCGAAAGCATAGCCAAGCCCAAGCTGCAACAATTGCAACGGGTCGGGCTTCTTTTCTAAGCCTTCGATAAAGTAAAGAAAACCGTAATCCATTGGTGCGCCTAGCTGATTGCGGAAGTGGTGTCAATCGTCACAACAGCGTTCGTACCGTCATCAATACCTTCAAGCACAAGGGTTGCCGGGGCATCCTCGTTGCCGCTGGAATCGGTGTTTTCGATGTGGGCAAAGCACGCCATTGAAAACTTGATGTGCTCCGCAGTTGCCGCCGCAACAAAGGTGCTGCCCTTTGCCCGCTTGCGGAACCAGCCGTAGGTGTTAGCCTGCGTACCAGCCGCGCCTAGTGCGGGGATAATAGAAGCTGCCAACCATCCCGCCGTGAATCCTTCAATGCGGATGGTGGGCAGGTATTGGCGGATGCTGCACCGCGTAGGAATAGGGAACCCATCGCCCGCAACCCATTGCTCGGTTATACCAAAGTCCACCGATACCCGCGTAATGCCGGTCAAGGCAACGTTGCCTACCGTCCAAGGGCCAATGGTGAACCGCTGATCATCGTCCGGGTCAAAGGTGGGAAGCGCGGCGTTGTCTGCAATCGTGAAAGGTAGCGTTGTGCCGTTGCTCGATATCGGCAGGATATCCGCCTGTATCACCGCATCCTCTTCTTGCCCGCACGAAACGTTTCGGCAAATCATCATGCCCGCAGGGACAGCAAAGGAACGGTGCGTGCTGCCGCTGGCATACACGCCGCCCGTTACGCGCTCTGCCATGTACTGGGTATAGCCGCTTGTCCAGCTTGCAAGATTCTGGTACGGGTTGGCAGACACACCCTTATCCAGCACCGCCGCCACTTGCCGCGAGGTGAACCCGAACATCGGCTGGGCTTTCTTCACGCTCGCATACGTTGCCGTGGCAAGGTTAGCAGGGTCACGGTTAGTCTCAATGCCCATCATTACCTTTTGGGCGGTAACGTCCGAAATCACCACATCATCCAGCTTCACCATATGTCCAGTAAAGATGCTCATGTCTGAATCCTTCTATGCTATTCGCTTGCGCGTTTCTGTGTTTGTCGCGTTAATCATCTTCGCAAAGTGGTTTGCAGCCACCACGCCCAAGTAGCGCGTTTCTTCCGAGTTCACAAATTCCAGTTCTTCGCGCATCCGCATACGCGGCCCCATCCACTTCACCACCGTTACACCTCCCGTTCCCTTTATTGGCCGATAGCTGCCGAAATAATTCAGCTTGGGGACGCGCATGTAAATGCTGGCACCGCTTGAAGTGCCGCGTATGTCTTGCTTTTCCGATTGCCGTAAAGAATCGCCGCTGTCAAACAAGGGTTTGCTATGACCCTTCTTTTTAGTCGTGTAGGCTGCACGCCGCTTGTAAATGTTGTATCTCGAAAACGCCGCTTCCGTAAAGTGAAGCGGGCGGTAAACCTTGTGCCAATGCTCCGCCACCGCACGCCATGCGCCCTTAGCCCACGCCGGATACATACGCTTGTACCCTTTGGGCATCGCGCCTTTTTCGGCAATGACTATCTGGTAGCGAACGGCCATTGCTATGCGTCCCCTACGCCCATCAATTCACACCAAAAGCCCCACCGCAAATCAAACGTTCCAACGGCATCGCTTGCCGTTACGCGCTCTAACTCTTCATCATCAAATTCCGGCCCTATCATTTCCTCAACCGTGCGGAATTGCACATAGCTAGGGTCAAGGGCCAGCGTCATAAACTCTTCTTTGATTGCGCGGATGGATTCCATGAATTCGGTTAACATTTCCGTCATGTTGCCCGCGCTCGTTAGCGTGCCGTGGAATACCAGATACACGCGGCCCGTGGGCCATGTGTTCCAATGCGTCCAGCCTTGCCGCTCTATACGAATGCCTTCGCTCTGCAAGATGCAGCCATTGGCCGTGAATTCATCCTTGTGCGCACACTCAACCCATACCCGCGCCAATGCAGCCGCAGCCGGGTCTACTTCACCATCCATGCCCGTCCATTCCTGAAAGGCTTCGCACTCGCTAACCATTTCAGCAACCCGGTTCATTAGTGTAAGTTCGGGACTCACCGGCCCATTCTCCTAGCCACCTGCATTTCACGTAGCTTTATCGTTACCCGCCACAACCCGCCGCCCGTGGTATTCGCCTGCATAACGGTATAGGTATTGCCGCCATACTCAACGCGCCAACCTTTTTGGGGTAGCCCACCCGCCACAGCATCGGGCAACATGTCCACCGTGAGGCTCTGCGTATAGTCAACCGTCTCGCTCGCCTTGTCAGTCATTGTGGGCATTTCTAGCACCATTCCAACGCCGCTAATCGTCTGGTTGGAAAGGTTCACCCAAGAAAGCGTTTCACCGAATACGGATACCAAATCCTCACCGGCAATCACTTGGAATTCGTCGCTAAAATTGCTCACTGAAATATCCCGTTGTTACAGTGGCGGGCGACACCCTTATCAGCATCGCCCGCCACCATCAACAATCAATCACCGCCTAGTAGCGGCCAAAGTGAACCCATACGCGGACAGCACCCGCAGGCGAGCCACCCGCCGTGGCCTGAACCACCTTGACATACGCACCCTTGCCAGCGGGCAATTGCTTGCCCGTGGTAGCGCGCAACTGCACGCCCACGGCATCGGGGGTCGTATTCGTGGTGGTAATGCGGGACAACTCGTTGTCATCCTCGTCGAAGAGACCAAGGATAAGCTGATCTTCCGAGGAGCCTACGGGCTGTTCGGTGACCGTGCCGAAAAACAGCACATGGCTACCATTGACGTTATCCTCTGCGGCAATAACGTCATGCTCGGTAGCATCCGCATGGTCGAGGGTAATTCCGCGAGTGTGGCGCACAACAGGGTTGCGGCCCGCGAAACCTTCCACCATTGCCACAGACACCACAAGCTCGCCGGAAACCTTCGCGGCAACCGCACGGCCAATGTAGAAATCATCTACGCCGGTCGAAGTCGCCACGGCGGTAGACGCGCTGGCATCCCAGTAGATTTCGCTGCCTTGGCTGAAGGTAGTACCCGTCAACGCGGTAACGTCAATCTCGCCCTCAGTGACAAGCTCGATGATGTCACCGATAGCGCAGGTCTGCGAACCCGTGAAAACGCCTACGCGCCCATCGGGCAGGCTAACAATATCGCCGGGGGCCACGGCTGCCGTGGCGGTAATCCGCACGCGCCCCACTTCATTCTTCACAATCGCTTGCATCGTATTCGCCTTTCATGCCCCAGTAGGGGCTTAGTTTCAACCTTTACCACATCAACGACACAGCAACCTATGCTGCGCCGGTAGCCTTCAACACGCCGCGCCAGTCGAGAGCCTTGCAGCCAATCGTGTGCTGGATATCGTACCCAACGCCGAAACGGCCAACGGGAAGGGCCATCTTGCGCATCAACGGGCGACGATTACGCCCGCGCAGGTAGCCCACTTCGATGGTCGGGGTAGTCGTCGGGTTGGCGAACAGGAAGTAATTCGTTGCCGTGCCAGCGTAAGCCGTGCCGGTTTCGGGGTGAATCACGCCGTTTACGCCCACGCGATCATCCGCATGAATCTGGATACCAGCCGTGGCAAGCGGGTTAAACGTGCCGTTCTCGCTGGCGTTGTTGCGTTCAGCGGAGGTCAACAGAATCTGCGCAAGGAACTTCAAATCGTGAGGCACCACAAGGTGGGCAGCACGGATATTGAGGGGAATCTTTTGCTTCCCTTCCTGCTTGTACTGCTTGCCCATAGCCGTGATTGCAGCCTGCAACGTGCTAGACGCAAGTGCGCTGCCCGTAGTCAACAGGTTGTTGTGATCGGCATGGAACAGGGCCACGCTATCGCGCATGGAAGCATTCGCCAGCAACGTAGCGTATACAAGGTCGGGGCGCAGACGGTTGGCGGCGTTGCCGATTTCCATGATGGTGCGAAGAATCGCGCCAAGGTCATCATTGGCAATCGTGATTTCGTCCACTTGGAATTGCTTGGCGTAGCGCACAACCTGATAGCTTTCCTTGCCGTCGCCCATGCTGGCATGGTCAGCCGTGCCACCTTCAGGGGTGGGGGAAAGCGTGGGCACCTTGTCGAGTGCGCCACGGTCCACAGTGCGGTAGTCCGCCACATCGGTGTCAAACGTCAAGCCAACAGTGGAATCTTCCGCCTCATCGAACGCCTGCATAAGCATACGGTCAACCACCACACCCAACACGTTGTTGAACGAGGTGCTGGAGAACGCCTGCTGTACGCGGGCTTCGCGGCCAATCTCAGGCTGCATACGGTCAAGGCGGATGCACTGTTCCGCGAGGTCCAGCAAGCCCATACCGTTGAAGCGGCCCGCAGCGTCCGCCACGCGCTCGCGCTCTGCACGCTGAGAAACCGTAGCGCGGGGGTCAACGTAGGCAACGCCCGCGCTCTGGCACACAGCCGCAGCGAACACGTTTGCATCGGTCGGGGTATTACCCGCGCCCGTGTTGATGTTCGGCGCAACCGGCGCAGTGCGGCTGGCGCGAACGCTGGCAAGGAACAGGCCATTAGCCTGTTCCACAGTCAATGCGCCGTCAATGGCACGCTGCAACACATCGGCGGGGATATCCGGTCCCGCAGCCTGCCGGATAGCGGCAACCCGCGCACGTTCCGCAGCCACCGCATTGCGGCGAATGGCGGCAACGTCTACGCGCTTGGGCGCAGACTGTTCAACCGGAAGCGGCTCGGTTGCCGGTTCCGTTTCGGGGGCAGGGGTTTCCTCCGGCTCTTCGCCGGGGTCTGCCGCCTGCAACTGGGCCACAGCGGTATCAAACGCCGCAGCCTGTTCAACCGTCAATGCCGCACGCGCCTGCAATACCGCAGCCGCATCGGCATCGGGGGCCACTAGCCCCATCTGCACAAGTACACTCTTAGTCCAGTCCATTTTGCTAACACTCCTATTGTTCCTGTTTGCCGCTGCTTGCCGCGCCGCTATACGGGCGTTATCATCGGCTCCAAACACCACTAGACTCACTTCGATAGGCTTCCACGCGGTATTGATACGCAATGCCCGCGTGCCAGCCGTATACGTTTTTCCTTCAACCGTGGCAGTCTCGCCCGGTTCAATCGTTTGGGATGCAATCAACTGCGCACCAATACTCACGCGGCTAATATGGCCCTCTTTAACCCGTATCCATTTGCTTTCGGTTTCGGAGTCTGAAGAGAATTCCAGCCGCCCTCTAAGGGCCATTTCGACAACCCGCAAATTAACCACGCTGCCAAGCACTGAATCAGTGGTGTAGCTTTCATGGTCACTGATAAGTGAAACCTTATCCACGGGTTGATACCCGCTCATAAGGAAGATGTTGTCGATGTACTCCATACGCACATAGTCAAAAACCACGCTAGGAGTAGAGCTTTCAGTGACAATCACAGCCTCAACGCTACGGGTCTCAACAGAAATACTTTCGCGCTGCAAGACAATGCTCATAGTCACATCGGCCATTACGGGCTTGCTGTGTTGCTCGATAATGTTAATCATCTTCTTTGCCCTTCTTTGGTGCATCATCGCCGTCATCTTCCGGTATCTGTTCGGCTGGCACCGTGCTACGCAGGAACGGATGCACGCCGCCCATGCTTTCAACTTGCTCTATTTCCGCCTGCAACTCGGATACCAATTGGTCGTAATCAATGCCGCGCTCTGCGCAAGCACGGTGAAGCGTGGTAAGCCCATTCTCCAATTCCGTAGCCTGCCCATTGGCTTCTTTTTGCGGGTCAACATTGGGTTTCTTAGACCATACCCATTGGACTTTCATATCCTTGGGGCGGGGTCCAATAAGCCCCATATTCACGCACTCAGCAAAGAAGCGGGCGAAGATAACGTTGAGAATCTTGCGCTCTATCTTGCCCCGGTCGAACATAAGGCTTTGCTCATATTCGCCGTCTGTCCAGCGCATCGAGGAGTAGTTGTACCCCGCGCTATCCGCCTTGATATTGAGCAAGGGGATATTCCGCGCACGGCCAATCTCGCGGAGTCTTTCATCACGATATTCAACGTGATTCACGCCGGGTTGTTCCGGCTTCAATTGCTTGATTGAATAACCAACTGGCGCAGCCGTCATGCTGCCGGTCTTGATTTCCCACTTAGTCCAAGTGCTCAGGTCCACCGGTTCCGGGCTAAATTCGCCGCCGTTGTTTGGGGATTCCAGCACAGCACCGCCAAGCGTGGCGGCAATCTTCATAGACTCCAGCACATGCTTGTCTAGGTCGCGCAGGTCTGTAATCGTCTGCAATGCGCACGCCGCCAAAGGCGCACCGCGCAACTGGCCCGGCTCCGCAGGCTCATAGTAGTGCAGCATGTCCGCAGCGGGGATTGCCGTGGTGGCAAAACTAAGGGCATCGTCTATCGGCTCGCCAACGTGGTAGCGAATTACGCGCCCAGTAGCGTCAATTTCAACACCCTCTTGCATATACGGGTCCAGCCCGCCAACGCCGGGATTCTTCACCCGGTTAGGGTGAACGCTCTTTAAGCGCAGGCTGGGCAAGTCAATCGGCACCATAGGGTTGGCCGTTACGTATTGCTCAAAGATATCGCCATGATTCCACAAAAGCGGCCCAAGCCACATGCGCAACTTATCGGGGCCATGCTCGCGCCCTTCAAAGTCGCAATACTCGTTCCACCACCGGCCCCAGATGGATTCCAGCTTGTTGGCATAATCGGTTTCTTGCGTTACAACACGCACCTGCGGCCCCGCCTGCCCAACCATGCGGGCGGCGTAGGAATTAACCACACCCTGCAATACCGGGTTATTGCGGTATTCCAATTCGATACGCGGGGTAAGCACGGGGCGTTCCGCTTCCAGCGCAGCATTCATGCTTTCGCCGGTCGCGCCCACGTAGCTTGCAGAGTTGATGCGATTGGTAAGCGAGCCAAACCAGCCGGTCAGGTTCGCAACCGCCTTGCCGATATATCCTTGATTACGGGACGTAGCCATAGCTATATCCCCCCGTACTGAATTGGCGTGGTGGTGAGTTGAGAACCGGCGGCACCCGCAACGCGGCGAGATTCCCGGTTGACTTGTTCAATCAACTCGTTGACGGCTCGCCGGTCATACTTCAGTTCCGCTTCGCCGTGGCGGGTATCCGGTCGCGTGGCAATACCGGCAGACGCAGCAATAAGTTTTGCACGTGCCGCTGCCCAGTTGCCATCCGACATGAAAGTTACGGCGGCATCTACTAGCGTGTTAATTTCAGTTACCGTCAAAATAAAAGCCCGCCAAGTTGTTAAACTTATGCGGGATTAGACAACGATATCGCTAGTGTGTCAACACATTACATAACACGCCGTGTTATCTCAACACTTAGAAAGGTTTCTCCACACCGGCATTTATGTTGCCGGATACGCCGCCCACCTTCCGGCGCAGGGCTAGACTTGACGCGCACATTCTTTGCTCCGCACCGGGGGCAAGCCGCCCCAAACACTTGTGGCACTGGCGGCACGTAAACCACATACTTAGACGGCGGGATAAAATCAGCACCGCAAAAGTTGCAATGGCATCCACCATCAACGATGGTCACATCATTGGATTCGCAGCTTGTGCAACGGATGATCTTTTTACCCATGCCGCGTCATTCCTATGTAGCACGCCAACCGCGAGAGCGTGTATGCATCGAAATAGTGATTCTCGCGCCGGACACGTTCCCAAAATACCGCAGGGGCTTTACCTACCTTAAATTCCTCTACCTTCTTTTCTGCCGTTATATGGTTGGCAAACCGGGCGTGCTCGCGCTCATTGGCAACAGGGAACAGCACCACGCTGCCAGCTTCGCCAATGTCAAGGCTAAGGCTTTCCGCGCTATCCGTTTTCCATGCGTCTGCATCAAACTTCAACATGTAGGGAGCATCGCGCCCGCGTTGCGCGATTTCCTCATGGCACCATCGGCCAATGAACGGATTGCGCCTAGACTCGCGCATACTCTTGGGTTTGCTATACATGGCGTTTCCGTATCGCTCGCTTGCGCCAAAGCCTTTGCTGGCGTATATCGGCACCCCCTTGCGCTTCCATTTGTTGACAACGTCTAGCACATCATCTGTCCAGTTGCCCGCGTCAATCACAAGCGCACCCAACCGCATGTTATGCCCCGACTGCGTAACCGTCCCCTGCATGAATATGTCCACAGATTGGTCTATAACCGCCGCTATGCCACGCCGCTCCCCTAGGCTGGCACTCTGCACCTCTAGCACGCCGTAATCTGCCAGAACGCCACCCATAGCATCATCAAGCCCACACCCGCAGAAATGCGCGAAGTGCTTGCCCAAGTCAACCCCAACGCCATAAACGATGGTCGAGTCTGGCACCACACGCCGGGGTAGCTTCCCTTGCCTGTGCATAATTGCATCTTTGCTTAGGGGGAGGTCATCTTGCTTGGCTTTCTGCGTAGGAATAGCCCACCACCATTGCCGCATGACACGCTCCGCGTTTTCCTCGTTAGGGTCACGGGCGGCTTTCCACTCCGCTACGCCCAAGTCCCCCATCGTCTTGAACATGTTGTCCACCGCACTCACGCGAAAGCCTAGCGTTTCAGTCTCTTTAGCTTCGCCGGTCACGTTGCCGCTGCCGTCAATCAACTGCCCCGCGTGAACGAGTACCGAGTATTTCGCCGCCTCTTTACGCTCCGCGTCTGTCCAAGGGCTTTTGCATTCGTAGCAGACAAAATGCGACAAAGCACGCGCCCGTACTATCGTTCCTGCATCCTGCCAGCCTACCAAATCATCGCGCCCAAGGCTTACGTACTGCGCACAGTGCGGGCAGGGCATCGCTAACCGGGATTCTGTCCCCGCGCTGTACTCGCGCCAGCTTCGCCCATCTTCATCTGTTAAGGTACACTCAAATGTCACGTAGGGCTTTACCCCAAACGCATCGCCAAATGCCCCTACGCGGCCCTCTAATTGACTCAACTTGTCGGCTTCGCGGCTTGTCGCCCCCGCTGAATCGAACCCGTCTATCTCTGTCACGTTCAAGATTCTGGTAGTGAAGCCCGCCCTAGACTTATCGCCGCCGCCACCCGTCATAAAGCGCAGCACAGCCCCGTTCCGAAACTTAATCATGTCCTTCACGCGCCCGCCACCGCTTCCAGCCCCCGCCGTGGGCAGCAAATCCGCGTACTCGCTCGACCTAATCATGGGTAGCAGGTCCACTTCCCATTTGTCGTTGACCATCGCCAAGTCAGGAACGCCGCAAAGCGTGGTTTCCTTCAACTCAAAGAGGCTGTAAAGCGTGGGGATACCAAAGGCGTTGAACGTCTTGCCGCATTGCTGGGGACCAATGAATACCCGCCGGTAGTATTCATCTTTGCAAAGCTGTTCAAGCCATATACGCGAGAATGGCTGGGTATCAGGGTCATACGATTGATTGGCAAACGGCCCATCTGGTATGCGCAACGTGTCCCTTGCCCATTCCAGCATGTCCCGTATCTGCCGTGGCCTAGCAGCTTGCAGGAATTCCACCCAATCCGCCGTAGCAGGCTGGATAAATGGACTACTCGCCATTGTCATCATCCTCAACCGTGGCACGCCGCTTGATATTCTTGACAGTCTCCGCCGCTTGCGCTTTCTTTTCTTGCGCCATGCGGTATTCTTCCTCCGCTTCGCGCTGGGCTTCCGCTATCAATTCGCCTATCGTATCGTCCAGCACCTTGGCGGCGTTGTTACCAAAGCCACGGCGCAGGATATCGGCACCATCGCGCAGCCGCCCGGCCAACTGCATCAACTTCCCGCGCACATCTTCACGCGATACCAGCCGCCCAGACTCTTGCCCGTGCTTCAATTTCTCGCGTTCCATCTTCCAGTAGATAAGTTGGTCCCGCACGCCGGTGTTGTCGAGGTATGCCGCCACCAAATCGGGGTCGCGTTGCTCTTCCGGGGTCAAACCCGCTAAAACATCGCCGCCAGTGTTCCTAGAT